ACAAATATACTTTAGATCAATTAGCACATCAAGTATCTTTAGAAAATGAAGATGGTGCGTTGTTGTTAGAAAATGATAGTGTAGAGGGTGAAAATAATTACTTCTTATTAGAAACATATAATATTCAAACACAATCTCCTTACGCTGATAACAATGATTTAGACACTGAAGCAGGTTTTGATACTTCATCTACAGCAGATGATATATTAGATTTTACAGAAAGAAATCCTTTTGGGGATTTAGATAACGGATTATAAAATGTTTGGAAATTATTTTTACAACGAATCATTAAGAAGAATGACCATCGCTTTTGGTCAAATTTTTAATAATATACAAATTAAAAGAAAAGACTCTGGTGGTTCTGTTATTCAATCTATTCGAGTGCCGTTGGCATATGGTCCAAAAGAAAAATTTTTAGTAAGATTAGATCAACAACCTAGTTTACAAAATAGAGAGTTTGCGATTACATTACCACGTATGGGATTTGAAATATCAGGTATATCTTATGACGCAAGTAGAAAATTAACAAGAGTTCAAAAATTTAAAAGAGTTAAAACAAGTGCTGAAGGCAAGATTATGGATTACAATTATATGCCTGTGCCGTATAATATATCTTTTAATTTATATTCATTTACTGCTACTGCTGAAGGTGGTCTACAAATTATAGAACAAATATTACCTTTCTTTCAACCAGATTATACTGTTACAATCAATGCGTTACCAGAATTGAGTATTAAAAGAGATGTACCAATTATTTTAAATAGAGTAGAATATGAAGATAGTTACACAGAAAGTTTTACAAAACGAAGAGCAGTGATATATACATTATCATTTACCGCTAAAACTTATTTGTTTGGTCCTGCTTCTACACAAAAAGTTATCAAAGAAGTTCAATCAGATGTTTATACTGATACTGACACAGTTAATAAAGCAAGAGAAGAAAGAATTATAGTTGTACCAAATCCTACAAGTGCTGACGCAGATGATGATTTTGGATTTACAACTACAATACAAAATTATACAGATGGTAAAAATTATAACACTTCAACTGATAGTGATGAATAATTAAATTAAATTTTTTATTATGAACATATATGATTATATATTAAAAGGAAACTATATTGATAAAAATGCTTGTGAATTTATTATCAATGATATAAAAAAAGAAAACTGGACAACACATCAATATTATAGTTCTAAAAGTAATCAATTTTATAATCACAAAGAAAAAGAATTACAAGTTTTAAATTTACAAAATTCTACAAATGATTGTGTAGAAAAAGTTGTTTTAAAAGCTATTAAAGATTATGAAAAACATTTTGATTGTATAGATTTTTGTAATCAAATTTCAAATATACGTTTTAATCGTTATCAACAAAATAACGAAATGAAAAATCATGTTGACCATATAAGAGATATATTCGATGGTCAAAGAAACGGTATACCTATCTTATCTGTTGTAGGTATTTTAAATGATGATTACGAGGGTGGTGATTTTATATTTAATGATAACTACAAAGTACAATTAAATGCTGGAGATATATTAATGTTTCCCTCAAACTTCATGTACAAACATAGAGTAACAACTGTTTTAAAAAACACTAGATACTCTTTTGTGTGTTGGGGATATTAATAAATAATAATATGAGTAAGTTAGAAGAAAAAGTAAATGAAATATTAGGTATAGAAAAAAAAGAATCTAAACCTGAAAAAGAATTTAAAGCACCTGTTCCTAGAAAAGAAGATAAAAATAATCCTGATATAGATAACGATTACAAATATAGTAGAGAAAACTATTACAATCTTATAGAAAGAGGACAAGAAGCGATAGATGGAATATTAGATATTGCTAGAGAAGGACAGCACCCAAGAGCATATGAAGTCGCTGGTCAATTAATAGGACAAGTCGCAGGTACAGTAGATAAGTTACAAGACTTACAAAAGAAACTAAAAGACTTAAAAGAGTTGCCAAAGACAGCAAATCCTCAAATTAAAAATGCTCTTTTTGTTGGTTCTACAGCAGAATTACAAAAGATGTTAAAAGGTAAAAATGAAAATATTGAAAGCAAAGACATCACACCCGAAGAAACAGACGATAGCAATTAATGATTTAAGTTATATAAAGTATTATGAAAATAATAATATGGTGCTTGAAGACTTATTTAACTCAAAAGAATTATTAAATCCTATAGAAGTAGAAAAAAGACAAATATCAAAAACACCACGTTATGGTGCTAACGGTAGTTTATATATAGAAAAAGAGTTGGTGGTATTAAAAGGAAGTCAAAGAGTTACGACTGCTAAAAAAATGGGATATACACATATAGAAGGAATTATTGTCAATGAGTGACGCATATTTAGGAAATCCTAATCTTAAAAAAGTTAATACACCACAAGAGTACACTAAAGAACAAATTATAGAGTTTCAAAAGTGTGAAAAAGATCCATTGTATTTTATGGAGAATTATGTAAAGATTGTATCACTTGACGAAGGTCTTGTTCCTTTTAAGATGTATGACTTTCAAAAAAAGATTGTACAAACCATACACGATAACCGATTTACTATATGTAAACTACCTAGACAATCAGGTAAATCAACAACAACAATTTCTTATCTATTACATTATGCGTTGTTTAATCCTAATTCAAATATTGCTATTCTTGCCAACAAAAGTTCTACAGCAAGAGATATATTAGGTCGTTTACAACTCGCATATGAAAACTTACCCAAATGGTTACAACAAGGTGTAATTAATTGGAACAAAGGTAATATCGAGTTAGAAAACAAATCAACAATTGTGGCTGCCGCTACGTCATCAAGTGCCATTCGAGGAGGTTCTTATAATATAATATTCCTTGACGAGTTTGCTTTCGTTCCAGCAAATATTGCCGAACAGTTTTTTAGTTCAGTTTATCCTACCATATCATCTGGTCAAAAAACAAAAATGATTATAGTATCAACACCACACGGAATGAATATGTATTATAAACTTTGGGTAGACGCAGAAAATAAAAGAAACGATTACATACCTATTGAAGTACATTGGAGTGAAGTACCAGGACGAGATGAAGCGTGGAAAGAAGCAACTATAAGAAACACCTCACAAGAACAATTCCAATCAGAATTTGAATGTGAATTTTTAGGTTCTATAGATACTTTAATTTCGCCATCAAAAATTAAAACACTTGCTCACTTAAATCCTATTGAATCAAATGCTGGTGTTGACATTTATGAAAGACCACAAAAAGATAAAACTTATGTATGTACAGTTGATGTCGCAAGAGGTACAATTAAAGATTATTCTGCTTTTGTAGTATTTGATGTTACACAAATGCCATATAAAGTTGTAGCAAAATATAGAAGTAATGAAATTAAACCATATGTATTTCCTAACATTATAGCAAGAGTTGCTAAAGCATACAACACGGCACATATATTAGTAGAAGTTAATGATTTAGGGCAACAAATATCAGACGCATTACATTTTGAAATTGAGTATGATAATTTATTAATGACAACTCAAAAAGGTCGTGCTGGACAAATATTAGGTGCTCAATTTAGTGGTCGTGGTACATCTTTAGGTGTAAGAATGACTAAACAAATTAAAAAGTTAGGCTGTTCTAACTTTAAGACTTTAATAGAAAGTGATAAATTAATAGTTAATGACTTTAACATTATAGAAGAAATGTCAACATTTAGTAAAAGAGGTAATAGTTGGCAAGCTGAAGAAGGCTGTAATGATGACTTAATTACGTGTCTAATTATCTTTGGTTGGCTGTCAAATCAACCATTTTTCAAAGAAATGACTAATACTAACGTTAGAAATCAACTATATGTAGAACAAGAAAAGTTGATAGAACAAGATATGGCACCGTTTGGGTTTGTAGATGATGGAACACCAGAACAAGAAAAGTCATTTTCAGACGAATATGGCACTGTATGGCATCCAGTAGTTAGAAAAGGACTGTAATTTATGGGAATTATAAATATCTGTATAAAAAGTTTTGACTATGGACGTAAGAAAACTTACGATAAATTGATTAATAATTAGGCTAATTAAAGGAGAAAACCTATGGCATTTCAAGTATCACCAGGTGTTCTCGTACAGGAAAAAGACTTAACAAGAATTATTCCTGCCGTATCAACATCTATTGGAGCTATTGCTATTCAAGCAAATAGAGGTCCAGTTGATGAAGTTGTGGCAATTTCTAGTGAGCAAGAGTTAGTATCAACTTTTGGCAAACCTGATACAAATACTTTCGAGTATTTTTTCAGTGCTTCAAGTTTCTTACAATACTCTAACGCTTTAAGAGTAGTACGAGCTAGTAATACTGGTATAACAAACGCAAATACAAGCGGATCATCTTTATTGATTAAAAATATAGATGACTACCAAAATAATTATGCTTCTGGACAAGCAAACGTAGGAACTTTTGCTGCTAGAACAGCAGGAACTTGGGGTAACAACTTATTAGTTGCGACTTG